CATTAATTACAACGACCACATATTAGTTATTGATAACGCATTGTCAAATGATGTATGCGACAATGTTATAAAAGCAGTCGAATATTCTAATAGAGCTAAACTAGATAGAACAGAAGAAAATAGTATTAAACGAAAAGATATACAATGGCAGGGCAATTCTATTTTAGATGGCTTAATAGCAATACAAAAAGATAACACCGATAAGTTTATAAAATGCTTGAATGATTCTTTGATGCAATATGGTTTTGTCAATGAAGTTGTCAGAAATTTTTATTTAGAAACGTCAGGTATATCGTTTTCAAGTTTTAAAGTTCAGTTAACACAAATTGGTGGAGGATTCCACAGTTGGCACTTTGAAGATTACATGAACAAGACAAGGTTTCTTGTTTGGTCACTTTTTTTAAATGATGTTGAAGAGGGTGGCGAATTAGAATTTTTACAATACCCTAGAAGAGTAAAAGCAAAGAAAGGGTCAATGTGTTTATTCCCTTGTGGCTTTACTCACACACACAGAGGTAATCCACCTATTTCAAATGATAAATGGATTGCTACTGGTTGGTATGAATATTTTCCAAAGGAGAATTAATAGTGGAAGAAACACAAATCGAAATTGAACAACGACAAGACGGTAACTGGATAGTTTACGCAAAATTGTCAGCAGTAAGAATAGGATTACAAAACAAAGAATTTGTCAAGAACGGTGACAACAAAGACTATTTGAAATGGATAACTTGTTTTGTCGGCAAGACAGAAAAAGATTGCATTGATTGGCAAGAGAATAATAAACTTAGACTAGATAAGTTAGGTCAAAAATATTCTGTGAATGTTAAGCAGTATAAAGAAAGCACAACCCCCCACTAAAAAAAAAATATTTTTTATTTGACACCCCATAATTACTTGTATAACTTACCCTGTAATGAAAGGGGGCAAGTATGCCAAAAAAATACAAAACATGGGAAGATTGGGCAAAAGCTAATAATTCATGGAAATACAAAACATGGGAAGATTGGGCAAAAGATTATTACGGTCAATTAGTCGGTTGCATTATTAAAGAATTTAAAATTGAGAACGATAGCGAGATTGACGAGGGTTTTGATAGTCAGTTTCCAGTTTTTGTTTTATCAAACGGAAAAGAAGAATTAAAAATTTCTGTTTCTCAAGATGAAGAAGGAAATGGGAGTGGCTTTTTATTTATAGAGGGGAATAAATAATGAATAGAAAATATAAAAAGAAAATACCAAACATAACACATAACGGCATAATAAATGTTTGGGATTTTGTTTCATTTGAAGATTATCCAAACGAGTATGGTAAAAGGATTTACCTAGACATACAAGGATTAGTAGATGCTTCTGAGCATGAACTACAAAGTAATAAAAGATATAAAAACTTTGAGGTTGAGTCCTATGGTGTAAAAAGGTGGGGGTGTTAAATATGCAAATAGAAGATAAAATTAAGTTTATAATAAAACAAGAGAAGTTAGCTAATAATTCATGGAAATGGATTAAAAGTGCAGATGAAAAGACAATTAATGAGTTGTATGATTATTGGACACAAGAGGAGAATCCGAATGAACTGGCTTAATTTATGTAGTGGTGGCGAAACTGGTCGCCAAGCAGTAAAAGAGTTGGGATTACCAGTAACTAACTGGCTTACATCTGAAGTAGATAAGTTTGCTATCAAGGTAGCTAACGACAACCATGATGATTTAATTCATTTAGGTGACATAAGAGATGTTATTGAGAAAACAAAGAACTTACCTATTGACGTAATGCTTTGTGGTTCGCCTTGTCAAGGTTTTTCAGTTGCGGGTAAAGGGTTGAATTTTGAACATCCTCAATCCAAACTATTCTTTGAATTTGTCAAGATATATAAATATCATTACGAACGATTCCCACGAATGAAGTTACTATTTGAAAACGTGCGAATGAAAAAAGAATGGCAAGATATTATTGTCAACACATTACAAGAGATTAATCCAAATTTAAAATTACACATTATTAATTCATCTATCGTATCTGCACAGAATAGAGTAAGAATGTATATCACGGATTTTGATTTTGAGATACCTAAAGACAAAGGCATCAAACTAAAAGACATAATTGAGTGTGGTTGTGTAGACAGGGAAAAGTCATACTGTTTAGATGCTAACTATTGGAAAGGTGGTAACTTAAAAACTTACTTTAAAAAGTCACGCAGACAATTAGTATTTGGAGATGGTTGCAAACAAGTTGGAGTAGCTGATTTAAAAGGTTATGATATTATTAAAAGAGTTTATTCTGTTGAGGGTAAATCACCCGCTTTGACTACCATGCAAGGTGGACACAGAGAACCCAAAATACTTTGTCGACCCGCATCTATTACTGGTCGTAGACTAGACAGTAATGGGGTTCGTAAAGATTATGATTTGTCAATCCCAATGACGCAAACATTGGAAGTTTCAGATAAAGATAAATCTCGTTGTCTATCTACACTAACTAAAGATACAGTTGTTTCACCACTACCAGTTGGTCGTTATCCAAATGCTTATGAAGATAAAACTTTACAATGGAGAAAACTTACTGTAAAAGAATGTTGTCGGTTGCAAACATTACCAGATGACTATTGTAAATCAGTTAGTAATAGTCAAGGTTATAAGATACTTGGTAATGGTTGGACTAACGAAGTAATTAAATTCATTTTGAAAGGGGAAAATAAATGACACAAAACAATCATTACGAACACAAGCTAGTCAATGTAGGTGAAGAAGTTGATAATCTTATAGAAAGCTTACGAGAACAGAATAGGGGTTTACAAATTATCATAGATAGCAAAAAAGATGTTCCCGAAGATTTTGAGAAAGAAAAGAAAGTTTATCAGTTTAGAATAGATATGCTTGAAAAACAAAATAAAAAATTAAGGGATGATATGGCGGATGCTTTTAAACATTCACTTAATGAAGGAGGTAGAGTAGACTATCTAGAAAAGGTGAATAACCAACATAGATTTGTTTTTAGCGAGATACCCAACAATGATTTTGGTAGGGATTTTGTCAACAGAATGAAATACTATTTGAACTCTAAAAGATATAGATTACGAAAACGGGGTCAATATCTTGATGACAAGACAAAAGAAACAGAGGGGTGGAAACCTTATTCAGATGGACAACCACTTAACAAATCAAAATGTATTCGTGTTTACATAGACTGTGTAGCTAACGATACACCAGAGGGTTTTAATAAATTGGAAGTTGATACTATCATTGATGCTTTAGATACACACATAGATAAATGTCAAGAGTTTGTCAGCACACAATACCAAACAACAAGGCAATTACTTTCTTATTTCACAGAAATGAAAACACACATAGAAGAATGTCAATCTAACATGGGGGAGACAAATAATGTCACATAACGGAAATAGTAGAGTTTACGACCAGTTGTATGACGAAATTCACAACATGACTATTGGGGATTTGTCTGATTGGATAGATAAGAATGTTACAAATGAAACAGATAAAAAACACACAGAAGAAACGTTATCTGAACTGATTAAACTTTTTTGTTTAACAGAATTTGACAAACGTTCTGAATGATGATAACTGTTTATTTATCTTAAATTTTTAAAAGGGGAAAATATGAGTGGACATAGCTTTAGTTTATCATGCCCAAATTGTGATGGGTCAATGAGTGCATACTCTGATTACAAACCATTTCAATACGAGAGTGGCGAATGTTATGATTGTGGTTTTCATTATTTCACAGTAGCAGAACAAATGGATTTAAAAACTCTTAATCTATGTAGAGCAGATGAAGAACTACATGGGGAGAAACTAGAACCATTAAAGAAACTGCCAAAGATACAAGACTATCTTAAACCATACATTAAGGGAGGTGAATAATGAAACTGTATAATGTATATTATATTGAGCAAGACCAAAGTAACCTGTTTGGACACATGAGATATGAAACAACCACAGATAACTTTGATAAGTGGTTAGAAGAACACAATGCCCAAAGAATTGAGGAGGGTAATGAACCAGAAAAGGCGGATGAGTTTGAAGTAAAACCAATTAGTCTGTCTTTGTATGACGAAACTTTCGAAAGTATTGTAATGTCTTGGTGGGATAGTATGCCACGAGAAATGCAAATAGAAATCAGAAAATTTAAGGAGAATACGGATGACTAAAACAGATAGAGTAAGAGTTTATTACAATATACATAAGAGATGCTTTTCTGTTCAAGATTACAAAACTGGATTGGTAATTCGACACTCTCATAGATTGTTTCTTACCAATGCTATGTTTGTTGTTCGTAAGAGTGGTAATGAAAGAGTGCGGAATGAAGGCAAAAAGAATGTTCATGCTTTTGTTAATGG